ATCCATAGCGTAGCGTTTGCACTCAATTACCCAGCCATCTAGCCCAAGCAAATCGCCGTGCCCACTTTCCCTGTATTGCTCTAGGTCTCGCTTTACCCTTATGCCTAGATGCTGGTCTATGAGAGCCGCGACTTCACGCTCGAAGGCAGCTCCCTTGTTTCTGCCGTTAGTCATCCAGTGCACTCCCCATCATGTGCTTGGCAGAAAAAGCCGACATCATCGAAAATCCAGTCTTGTTGCCGATGCACAAAATCAACAAATTCTCCCATGTTTCTCCCCTTCCTAAAAGTGCCGCCTGTCATTTGCTCCATCCTAATCCACCACTTAGCCATCTCTGGGTGCTGTTTAGCCATAGCTGCCAAAGTTGCTTCACTTTTTAAAAAACAAAAATCACAGTTGCCTTTTGGGGTAGAGCCAGCAGAATTGTCCAGCTTCAAATCAAAGCTCTGAGATTGCCAAAAGGTATTAACGTCTAGCTTACTTACATCTGCATCTATTAAAGGATACCAGTAAGACCACCTGTCTTTGCTGTCAGACTTTGCTCTGTGCGCTTCATCAGCTCTAATCCCAACGCAAGCAGTCCATTTTTTCCAGCCTAACTCTTTCGTCAGGTATCTTTTCATAGGCAAAATTTTAAGCTCTGTAGTGCAAAACCTTTGTACTGCATTTGGCAAGTATTTTTTTCTTTCAATTAAAATCTCAAACGGCTCTCCAAACTCAGAGCATCTATTATTGTCAACCACCCTATAAGTCGCCCTGTTATCTGTGACTGCATATTCAAGCCAAACAATAGGAATATCCCATCTTGTCTGGCACTCATGCACAAAGTCCAAGGTCTGCGGCATCTCCCTGCCAGTGTTGGCAAAGGTAACTACCGCCCTTTCTGGCAAGCCATCATTGGCAACGAGAATTTGATGAAGCATATAGGCTGACGTTCTGCCGCCAGAAAAACTTATTTGAACATTTCCTTCTGGCAACAAAAAATTACTAATCATCTAATGATGAACCCCCCGACTCTTTGTCATACTCAGGCCGAGGCGCGGCCTTGCCCGTCATGTGCTCTTTGATAGCCACATCGTCAAACCCAGACGGGCAAATCTCGTTCCATCTATCCCACTGCTTCTTGTGCTCACGCTGTTGCGCTTCCCAATCTTTTGCCCCACCCATCTACTTTTCCTTTACTAAAATAACCCTACCCATTTTACCGTGCCAACCCTGCATAGGATATGCTTTCCAACCCTTCGGCACGGGTTCACAAACCAGTGAATACTTCACAACCTTAGTGGATTGAACCTGTGTTTTCGAGCTGGACAATGATTTGCATTTCATCTTCATCAATCTCCACCTCTATCTCACCAGCTCCCTCGCATAGCTCGCAAGTCATAAGCTTGGCAACTAACTCTCCGCCTCTTGGCGCACCGAAGTCTGCCTCGCCTACCTCATATTCTAACTGACCATCACCATCACACTCAGGACAAACTATTATCGCTAGACCGTCTAGCAACTCTTTCTCTGAAAAAGTCATCTGCGCCTACCTTCCCGCCCGTGGCGATAAGAATGATATACATAGTCTCTGGGCTAGGAAATCTTTGCCCATTGATAATGCGAGAAACAGCAGCAGCCGATAGCTCGCACTGTCTGGCAAACTCACCTTGGCTCATATTCTCTTGTATCAAGTAATCAGATAAAAACATACGGTTATATTAGCTGTTGACAGTTTGGTAAGCAATAGTTAATCTGACAATGGAGGAGAAAATCATGGAATATGAAGTACCTGAATATAGTAAATCCTACGGCAGATATCACGTCTCTGCATCTGGCGGAACACAGTCACTTGACGAACACATACTCAAACTGCTGTTACGCAAGGAATATAAGATAGGCTTTCCAATGTCTGCCCGTCCCAGAGCTGGGCAAATAGTGCAGATAGTAGCCGACCTATGTATGGGCTTGCACGACTACAGCCCGATAAGAGGCCAGCAAGAACGCTGGGACTTTGCCGAAGCTTTACGTCATGGGATGGCTGAGTTTATGACATACCAGCCATTGACTTGGGATGGTGGTGCAGATGCGGAAGCATTTGCCGAGTTTAAGAATCACATAGGGGAAATGTCCCGACACGCTGTTGACGGATTAAACGAGTTTTTTGGCGATGAGGAGTTAGAAGGTGAGTATCAGCGCTATTACAAAGACCCACGCATTGATGTACCAGTCACGCTATTCCTCGACTATGCAAGCGAAGGTAGACAGATTGACCTCAAATGTTCCCTCCCCCTCAAAAACCCACCAAAGAAAGACGGAAGCAGAACGTGGCGAGTGCCAAAACCAAAGACAGAACCCACTCCACAGCAAGTCATGCAACAAGCGGTCTACCATAAATCTACTGGCCTGACCCCAGGATTGCTGTTTGTCACCAGTGCTGGTTACAACATCGTAACGGCTGAAAATTGCCAAGCATTACAACCAGATAGACTAGAGGAAGCCTACGAAAATGTGGTAAGAAGGTGGCTCGCAGTGCAAAAGTTAATGCAAGTAGCCAATGGAAACTGGCGAGAATTGTTTGCCCTAGTGCCGCCGGACTTTGGGCAGATAGCAACAAGACATGGCGGAGAAGTATTGAAGATAGCAAAAGAAGCTTGGAGGACAGAATGACTGAGATAGAACAGGAACACGCCCAGCTCATAGACCTAAACTTAGAGCGGTTGAACAGGCTGGAAAAAGAATTAGAAGACACAAAGGAAACGCTGTTAGCCATGATGAACATGATGACAGCTTACTTTGAAAGCCAAAAGATTGAATTTGAGGAGTTAAATGATGACTGATATCCAACAAGCTATGGCTCTGTGCGCGGAGCTAAACAAAACGCACGGCGTTAAGCAACGCGGGGGGAAAATGTACACCCAAGTTGTGCATCGCATGGAAGCCTTTAGAAAGGTTTTCGGTGTATCTATGGGGGTTGATACCCAGATACTTGTAGACGATGGACAGAGGGTCGTTATAAAGGCTATAATCACTAATGCAGATGGCATAGTAGTTGGCTCTGGTATGGCAGAAGAGATACGAGGTCAAGGCCACGTCAACACTACATCTGCTTTAGAGAATTGTGAGAGCAGCGCGATAGGACGTGCGCTTGCCTCGATAGGGTTGGCTGGTGGCGAATACGCATCAGCAAATGAAATGGATGCTGTTGGCAGAAAGACAGATATCCAAAACAGTCAGGCGGCTGGCGCTGGCAGTCCTCCTCCAAAGTCCGATGCGACTCCGCCTGAACCCACACCCACACCACAGCCTGAGCCTGTTAAGGTAAAGGAAAACCCGACAAGCGAAGATGAGCAAGACTGGGCGTTCTACAACGACCTAGAGGCTCAGCTCGTCACGAAAGACATTCCAGCTAAAGTTGAGAAGTTGTTTGTCGATAACAAGAAAAAGATAAAAGATATTTCCGCAAGGAATAAGGAGAGAGGTGACAAGTTTGTGCTTCTCTTCCAGAAACGCCTGAGTGAGCTAGAAGGAGTAGCATAATGGCAACAAGACTAGAAAAGATAACATCAATAAAGGTGTTTCCAAACGATGAGGGAGCTGCCAAGTGGGGCAACAGCAAGTTTAGCCCATACAAGGATGGCTCACCAGCAGACATCACGTTAAGAGGTGACAAGAAGTACAGGGTTTCTGTCTTTGAAAATGAGGACGGTACTCTGGGCATTTCTATCACCGAGCCAATCCAACAACAGGCGGGTGATAATCTGCATGACAACGTACAGCAAGGCGGTCTACGCAAGGTAGCTGAAACATCAGCAGTAAAGCGCAACGCACTTAGCCTTGATGATGACATTCCATTTTAGCGATGGAAGTCCAGCCACAAATCTTGATAGCAGCCTACGAAGATGGGCTGCTAATCACCATAGATGGCAAGTCATACTTTTCTAATATGACTGAAAGGCGGATGCTTGAGCTGGCGCAAGACCTGATTAACAAAAGTCTTGATAACATACGCAAGGATAAGTATGGCTTGGTACGATAGAGGAAGAAAAAAACCTAAAGCAAAGCAACCACAGCACAAGGTTACTTGCGTTCAGTGTGGCAAGGAGCACATAGCTCTCAACAATTCATGGACGTGTAACGGCAGAGGAGACGTGTTGTGTTATGGAACTGAGGAGAGTTGTTTCAATGTATTGTTCGAAATGTCTAAAAGAAGTAGTAGAGAAGAATCAGCCAATCAGGATGAAGAAGTATCGAGGGAGATGGAACTTCCTAGACCGCCTACAGACTGGTGATAGCTTTGTGCTTGGCACAATTCAAGACTATGATAATGCGAGGAGAAGTATGCACTATAAAAAAATACCCTACAAAAGCGCTAAGATGCCAGACGGTTCTGGCTGGCGCATTTGGAAGGTAGAACAGGATACCGCTGGACAGCTCTAGCGGTAGAGGACGGGGCGGGTTTTTCGTAAAGTGCGAAAGTTGATTGTCAACAAATACCGCGCACAACGGGGATGTCTTTACCGCCCCGTTCTCACTATTTCTTTTTCTTTGCTTTCATAATGCGCTGCTGCATTGCTTTGGGCAGCGTCTTTTGTTTAGCTGTTAGGCCGTTGCCCATCTTCTTCCCAGCTTTCTTTGCTGGACGACCTCGCTTCGAGCCGTATGTACCTTTTCCCATTGGCATTATTTCTTTCCCTTCTTTGACTTGTTACGCTTGGAGATAGCTGCTGCCTTGCTCTTCGCATCAGCTTTACTGCTTGCACCCCATGCTCTCAGGGATAAAAGCAATCTAGTTGGCTTGCCATTCTTACGCTCCGGCCCACGCATATTACCCATTCTGGCAAGGAAGCTAGCCCGTCTAGGATTATCTCCAGACTTGACTGGACGCTTTAGGTTCATCCCCTGCTTGCGAGCAGAGGCGCGACCCTTTGCATTGAGCCCACCCTTCGGATTTTTGCCCGCCTTACGCTGCCAAGCTGGTGTTTTAGCCATCTTTCAAGCTCCGTATTCTAGCTACCAAACGCTTCGCTCTGTTCGGCACTTGGTCAAACCATTTCGAGTCAATCATCTGTTCCGCAGCCTCATTCCAATCACAGGCATCAACAGCCTTCTTCATGTTTTTAAATGCAGACAGGCGCGGTCTACCAAGGTTAAACATCATATTAGCAATCACAAGCTGGGCTTCTTCCGGCAGCTCGTCAAAGTCTTTGTAAAGTATGTGGCACTCTTCTATAGTCACAGCTATGTCGCGGCGGAATACTTGCTGCACTCGCTCTTCTGTAACAGCCGTGCCCACGGGCTCGCCGTACTCTGGGTCATCCTTGGTTACGAGATGCCCTATCCCGAAAGTCTCCAGACCAAGATGGTCTAGATATATCTCGTACTTACAGCCCTCATCTGCCGCAAGCTCTTGTCTGAGCTGGTCTATATTCATTTGCGGAACTTTCTGGTTTTCTTTGCAATACGCTTCGGCTGCTTAGATACTTGCTTACCAGCTTTCGTAGCCTTGCGCTTTGCTCTGGATGTTGCCGCATACTCAGCAGGGGATAACGCCTTGATAGCAGCAGATGGCAGATAACGCTCACCTGTTGCCTTCTTTCCCTGTGTGCTTGGCTTGCCTGACTTGGTTCGCCACTTCTGCGCTGTCCATTTCTTCAGGCTTCTTTGTGATTTCTTTAGTGGCATTACTTGTAGCCCCCACCTTTGGCCTTGTATTGCTTGGCAAGCATCTGCGCTTTACGAGCAGACCACTGCCCTGGCTTACCGCCCTTGCCACCAGCCTTAATTTGCTGGAACAAACGCTTACGCATAGTAGGCTTAGTATAATTACCAGCCTTGTTAACTGTGGATTTGCGCTTCTTGGCTGGCATTACTTTGTAAGCCCCTTCTGCTTTTCGTAAGTTCTGAGGCCACCAAGCCCCAACATACCTAATAATACAGTCATCAGCGTATCCATGTCAAAAGCCGGATAAGGTACAGGCTGATAGCCCATATATGCTGTCACCACATCAGCCACAGGAATAACAAGAAAATGAACAAAGAGAGCAAGTCCACAAGTCCAACCAACAAACGGCCTCCAACCAGCTACAAAGATATTCTTACTCTTTGCTTCTTCTGCATTGATAGTTAGCTGCCCTTTTGCTAGCTCTTGAGCATGACGTTCTGCCATTGTGGCAATCTCATGGGCTAGCTTGTTTTTCTGGTCTTTATCTTCTACAAACTTGCCAATTAAATCTGTGGCTGGGCCAATCAATGCCTGAATCATTCTACAAACTCCAATATGTTACCGTCTTTGACCTTCACCTTTAGCTCTTTGCATGACCATTTCTGGTCAAAGTTATTAGTGTGGCCTACGTTACGCTTAATCTTTCTTCGTACAGACAAGCACTCAGACAAGGACTGATAGGGCGTGTACTCTACCTTCTCGCCACCCATAACCAATAATAATACAAAGGTTAGTTCAATCACCGTTACGCAACTTCTCTATATTTTCTTCTAAGCTAGTTATCCGTTTCTCGTAAAACTCTAGCGTGAGTTTCTGCTGTTGGTCGTAAGGTGCTTTGCCGCCCTCTATCTCGTTCTGTAGCTTCTCTAACTCGGTAGCTAAATGCTCTATTAGCATGAACTGTTCGCTATCTGCTGGCAGACTACCCATCTCGCCACGCGGCCACTTGATGCGAAACTCTGTGTTTTGCTCCAAGTCAGACTGCATCATGGTCTGGTTGGTTTCTAGTGTGTTTAACCTCTCTATCAAACCAAAGTAAGCCCACGTTGCTAGACTAGCCGCCGCAACCATACTGATAATGTTGCGTAACGGTAGTGCTACCTCAGTGTTTTCACTTAGCTTAGCTGCCATCTACTTCTCGGAGTTAAGCCACACAGCTAGGCTACCTGTCATTGCGCCAGTAACTACGCTTATCAACGCACTCTGCTGTGTAGATAAATCTGGTTGAGATAACGCCCACTCAATACAGCGTATGTAAACGCCTGTCATGCAAAGCATCATAAAGCGTGGCAGTATCTTTAGCTCTAATAGCTTCCTTGCTACATCTTCTGCACTCATTATCTACCCCTTAAAGACATTACCCACCAAGCAAGAGCCACAAGAGCAACCGGAACTACTATCATTGCCGCGACAAGAATTATAACTTCAGTTATTTTCTTTATGCGTTTTCTTCGCTCTGCTTCCTCAAGCAACCGTTGCTTCCGAACCTTTCCCTCAAGCTGCACAAACTCACCCCAAGCATTTGGGTTGATAGACAGCAGATATAATCGCAGCTCTTCTCGTTGTTGGCGCACTTTCCGCACCGCTGACCATGTTTGCAAAGCTTCTTCAGCAACAGATTGTCCTTTCTTTCTTTTTATCTTTGTGTGTTTTGATTCGATGTCATGGCAAGCACCCATCCAGCGCGAGACATCTTGGTACATAGCTTCGATATCTTTGCCAAAAGCTATGCCTTTCTTGACCGCCGCAAATGCACTAGCTGCCAGCGCAAGTGTGGCTGGGTCAATCATAGCTACTTACCTTTATATAGATTCCAAATCTTCCAGCCGACATATACTATAGACAGCAAACCAAACACCAGACCTACCCATTGGTTAAGTGCTGGCAACCAAAACGGTGCGGAGATACCCCCTGTCGCTATGAGTAAATCATCTGGCTTCATTAGGCTAAGTCTCCGTGAATTGTTACACTGTTCTCTAGTGTATCGTCTTCAGCATTATTTGTCTTTTGTGAATGAAAAAGTAGCACCGCAGTTGTTTTG